ACTTGGGAACAAATGATGGCTTTATTTGAACATAAATTCAATTCCCCTATAACCAATAAACAATTAAAGACTTTACTAAAGAAAATTAGACCTCAAATTGAGAAGACTAGAGCCTCTGAGGAATTGACATTTGAGTTAGCTAAGGAAGTTGGGTTAATTAGCCTTACTTCAAAAGTTAACCGCTTAATGATGCTGGAGGATGTTGCTAAGAAAGCTGTTGAAGGAGACCCTCATGAAGTACAGACTAGCAGAGGTAATACAGTAGTCATCAATAAGAAAGATTTCTCTGTAGCGATCGCTGCCTTAAAAGAAATTAGGAATGAGGTAGGTAAGGATGATAATCAACAGGCTTCTTACAACATTACTGTTACTGAGGTGTTCCCTGATGTTGAAGAGTTTGAGGAGGGGGATGATATCTAACTGTAATGAGAACTAAATCATTCTGCCTTGGGTTACACAGGAAGCAGAGGGAGGTTTTTGATGATTTAGCTAGATTTAAACTTTTAATTTCAGGAAGAAGATTTGGTAAAAGTAGGCTGTTATTAACTTCAGTGTTAGTAGCAGCCTTATCTTTTAACCAACCTATTGACCCTGCCTCCCCTCCTATCTGTTTAATAGTAATGCCTACTTTGAAAGCATGTAGGCAGATACATTGGGAACCTTTGTTAAAATTACTAGAGGGGCAACCCTTTGTAGAAAGTATATCTAGAACTGATTTTAGAATTAAACTCAGAGGAAGCAAACCTGATATTTTAATCAGGGGGGCAGATAATAATGGCGACTCCCTTAGAGGTTTAAAACTTTATTATGCAGGGGTAGATGAAGTTCAAGATTTCTCTTTGAAAGCTTGGGAAGATGTTCTTTACCCAGCACTAGCTGACACCCCTAATTCTAGAGCTTTACTAATTGGCACCCCAAAAGGTAAAACTCACTGGTTATATAAATTCCATTTGCAAGCTAAGTCTAGTGAGGATTGGTCATACTTTCATTTTATTACCAGGCATAACCCCTTTGTCCCTAAAAACTATTTAAGGCAAGCTAAACTTACTCTCCCGCCTAAAACATATAGACAAGAATTTGAGGCATCTTTTGAAGACTTTGAAGGTCAGTTATTTGACCAGTTGAAAGAAGAACATAAGGTATCTAATATCCCCAGTGACCTTACATACTATATAGGTTGTGATTGGGGAGACATCCACCCTGCTGTTGTTGTTGTAGGTTTAACCAAAGATTATTCTAACTTCTATATATTAGATAGCTGGTATAACTCTTCAGGGCAGCCTATTGTTCAAGATGAGTTCTTAGATAAGGTAGCTACTTTCTGCACTAAATACAATGTCTATAGATGCTACCTACCTGATGATAGACCTGCTGCTGTGTTAGCTGCCAGAAAGCTAGGAGCCTCAAAGAATTTAGATGGGTTAAAAAGGGCAGTTCAAGTTAATAGAAATGAGATAAAAGTAATGGAGAGAGTTGACATAATCAACTCTCTTTTTTATCAGAACAAGCTGTTTATTAAAAACTCTCTTAAAGAAGTAATCTCCCAATTTGAAAACTATCATAGGGCGACTAATAAAGAAGGAAATATTCTTAATAAGCCTGCTGATGGGCAGGAAGACCATTTAGTAGATGCAGCCCTATATGCGATCGCTACATTACATAAAGCAATTCAATCTAAAAAATAATATTATATGTATCCTAATACTTTAAAATTAAACATTCTGGAGTCTACTCATCCAGAATATTCTAAAATGCTGCCTGTTTTAGCAGAGATAGATCTACTTGTTTCAGGTGGCTACAAATTGAAGGAGGCTATAAGAAAATTCCTACCACAGAGACCTGGCGAGCAGCCTCAAGTTTATGAAAATAGATTAAGTAAGTTTACTTATCTAAACATTATGTCCAGTGCTATAGGCGATGTAGTTTCAAAAATAGCTAACAGTTCTTTAGTGGTTTCAAATTTAGATGATGAGAGAATTAGCCAGTTTAGATCTGACACTAATTTGGCAGGAAGGGATGAGAAAACTTTACTCTCCCATATCTTAAGGGAAGCTCTTAAATTTAAAAAAGTGTACTTGCATCTTGATAGATCTGCTAGTAAATTACAGCCTTTAAATAAGGCTCAGGAGGAGATTCTAGGAGTTAAACCTTATGTAACAACTTATTCTCCCTTTGAGGTAATTAACTGGTCTGAAGACAAAGGTAGACCCCAATGGATTAAGGTTAGGCAGGTAGTTACAGATACTTCTAATCCCCTATTGCCCCCAACTACTAAAGTTATTTGGACTTTTATTGACCCTACTTATGTTGCTAAGTATGAGGCTACGGATGTGGAGTTTGATAATAATGGAGCAATCTCCAAGATAGGCGGAGAACTAGTAAATGATGAGACTCTAATTTCTCTTTCTAATATCACTTCTCATGGCTGGGGGGAGATACCAATTATCAAACTAGAGTTGCCTGATGAGATGTGGCTAACTGACCAGGCTTCTGCTAAAGCTTTAGAACATTTGAGAATAGATTGCTCAAAATATGACTTATTAACCTTTGCCTATTTTCAAAGATTTTATAAAAAGGTACAAACTCCTGACAGTGACCTTAAAAATTCTTATGAAGAATCTAGCCCTCCGCCTACAGGTTTACAGTATGTTTTAGAGTTAGATAAGTTTGAATGGGGTGAGCCTAAAGGTGAAATTCTCCCTCATATGATGGAAGCTTTGAGGCAGATAGAAAGTCAAGTTAAGACATTGCTATCTCAGGGTGGAGTTTCTGTAGAATTAGGTGCAGTGACTCAATCAGGGGAATCTAAGAAAATGGATTTCTCTAAAGAAGAAACTTTACTAAGATTCTATGGGCAACTTCTAGCTAGTATTTATCAAAAGGTTTTACAGTTAGTTGCCAAATCTTTAGGCTATCCATCTGAGGATATTTCTGTTACTGGCTTAAATGAGTTTGATAATGATAATTTGGAATCTCAGATTTATAAATTAAAACAGTTATCTGAAATTAATTTTGACTTATTAAAGTCAGAGCTACCTGAAACATCTTATAAGTTAATTTACTCTGATTTGATTTCTAAAGCTGTAGGTAACATTTCAGCAGACCAGCAAGAGCAAATTAAGACAGAGATAGAAGCCAAATTGAGACAGCCCTTAAGGAACCTTGAGTAAGTTAAATATATTGCTCCTTTTAGGTAGATACCTTCACAAGTGGAGTTGGACAAAAACATATATAGAGGGAGTGAATAATTTCAAGCACTCCTATTTATATAGGTTACTAGAACCTTCAATCTAGATTACCTTTACTGTGAAGGATAAAAATCACAGATACCTAATTTAAGGATTAAATTTAACATGACCCAAGAAGAAATTCAAGCATTGGTTGAGTCTACTATTAATGGTGCTATTTCTGGCTTAAGAGATGAGTTTACTAAAGCAAACCAGGGATTAGCAGCAAACTTAACAAAAGAATTTAAGAAAGTAGTATCCACTCCTATACAACCTATTGAACCTCCTCAAGAAGACCAAAATAAGTTAACTTTAAAAACTCTTCAACAACAGTTAAGTGACCTACAATCTCAACTAGCTCAGAAGGATAAAGAAGCTTACACAGCAAGACTTAAACAAGCTATTTCAGAAGTTATTGCTAACTCTAAGGCATTGAATCCAAGCGCACTACAAAAGCTATTTACGTTAGAATATGGTGACTTTTTAAAAGAAGAGAGTGGTAAGTGGTTTGTAGATAAAGGTGATACTGTACTTCCTTTACAAGATGCTTTGAATACTTATTTAAATTCAGAGGAAGGTAAGTTCTATTTACCTCCATCTGGTGTAAATGGTTCGGGTTCTATTGAAACCAAACCTGCGCCTGTTAATACTGAACAAAAGCTTACTGGCGCAGATGCCTTAATGCAAGCTTTTGGTTAAAAATTAAACACTAAATATTGACTTTATTCTAAATAAATATGACAGTTATTGTTGACCCTATTAAGTCGCTACAGTTAGTAGTACAGGAAGAGATTGCTAACTTATCTTTGGGTGAGTACCCAATGTTAAGCAGACTTCCCAAGAGAACTATTTCTCAAAAAGTTATCAAGTGGAATGCTAATGCGGGTGGAGCTAGCGTAACTGGTGAGGCAACCACAGCAGAGGTATCTACTTTCAGTGAAGATGATGTAGTAGGTGCTTCCTTACCTATTGGTACTGCTAGATTGCGCCATTCTTTCCAACTTCAAGAAGAAGACATTGCTGAAGCTGCTGCTGCTGGTAAAGGTGCCTTGCGTGACCTGTTTGGTTATGAAATTCAGTCTGGTATGAGAGTTATCATGGAATCTCTATCAGGCAAGCTTTACACAGGTACAGGTGTAAATGCTGATGGGGGTGTTGTTGGTTTAGGTGATGTTGTAGCTGCTGCTCCTTATGCTGGCATTGACCCTGCTACCTATACCAAGTGGGCTGCTGTACTAAACACAAATGGTACTAATAGAGCTTTGACCGCAAACTTACTGTTGGCAATGGAGACAGCTATTGCACGTAAGGGTGGTAATTTTACTGCAATCTATACAACTCCTGAAATTGTAGCTAAATATAAAGAGTTATTTGCTGCTAACCTGGGCATTACTAATCAACTTCCTGCTGGTCAAGCAGATTTAGGTTACACAGGTGTAAGTTATGCTGGTCGCCCAATTATCCAAGACCCCTATTGCCCAAATAACAAACTTTACTTTGTTAATGAGCCTGAAGTAACTCTATACACCTTCTCTCAGAACAACACTGAGAACCGTCAAGGTATGCAGTTTGCTATTCAAGAACTTCCTTCTGCTAACCCTGATGCAAAGAAGTATGCTATTCTTCTCAAGCCTCAATTGAAGGTACATAACAGAGCTAAATTTGGTGGCTGTTTAGAAGCTATTACCCAGTAATAATCAAGATGGCACAATTAACCCTTGCAACTGTGGAGAAGGTTGAAAGACTATGTGGGTATTCAGTCTTCTCTTCAGTAGTTCGTAATCAATTAACTTCAGAGTATACACAAACAATAGTTGATAGAGCCTTAGAGATTTTAGATGAATTAGATAATATTGACCTGCTCTTAAAGGATGCTTTATCAACTAGCTTTGTTACTGAATCTAGAGGGTCTAAATTGTCCTATGCTGCTCATGTAAGGCATCTTAAATCAGAGGGAACTAGGTTACTAAATGAGTTAACTAATCTACTATCGATTGGGGTTGAATATAATAAGTATTCCCCTATTAGTAAAAAGAACTCATATTACTATTGGTGATTTATGATTACTACTCATGTTAAATTATCTGGCCCTCTATTTAATAAGAAGGTAACTCCTAAAAAAGTGATACAGGAAGCCATACAGGAGACAGCAGACTGGGCTCAAGATAGACTCAGAAATAGGTCTCCCGTAATGACAGGGAAGCT